CTATTCGCTGAATAGATCAATCATAGGTTGAGCCGCTTCCTCGCGCGTGGCTTTCCTGCCTCGCTTACTGGATTGAGGCGGAGCAGGTGCATTGGTCTCCGAAAGGTCGTGTAGGTAGTACTCCACTCCCTCATCTTCGGTAGCAAAGTTAATCCACCTGGTTCGCGCGATAGTAGCCTTGTAGCGCTTGGAGAGTTCTACGGGCCGGGCGACTCCAAGCGCTTCAGCCATCTTTCCGCGAATGCTCTCCCCCGAATCGGCCAGCAACTCAAAACCGTGCGTCCGAATGTTGGCCCCTTGAAGCTCGCCTGTTATTTCAATCATGTCAGATTTACGATCACTCGTTTCGTCTATGACCTGCTTCAAGTTTTCCAGTTCAGGCACTTGGACCAAGACGCTGGCGCGGACTACATCCTTCCGCATCCATTCGATGTCAACACCGACACCAGCGGTAAGGTGATCAGTCGTCCAGGTATAAAGTTTGCGGATTGGAGCGGGACCCAACCTCTCTGCGAGCTTTGCGATCTGTTCGGAATCATCAGCCGAAGCCAACTCAAAGACGGTTTCCATTGCCCTGTCAAGGTTGGACTCGTCAAAGAGCGCCCGTTGATTGGGTATGGTTAACACGACCCCGACCGAGCCTGGGAATGAGTAGGCAAACTCAAACTCGGTAGCGTCCACCGACTCGCTGCCTGGAGCCCCCTTCTTCCGAGGGCCTTTGGTCAAAGCATCATAGACATAGGTGTAGACTTGCTGGAAATCCCGAAGAGCGTTTGTTAGCCCGGTAAGGTTAGGACGCCCTCCGTCCTCCTTGAATAGGCGGTAACTGCAAACATCAACCCATTCTTCAGCAGCAGCTTCCAGAAACTCGTCTTCAAGGTCATCGCGCCGCTTAAGTAGCTGTTGTAGATTGACGGTAACGGCCTCATCCCGGAGGTCCTGGCGTGCGGCAGCCTCAAGACGGTTTAACGTCTTCTCTAATGCCTGTATTCGGCCTGCCAACTCCAGTACTCGGCTCATCAGAAATCAGAATGCCAAAACCGCGACGCCTTTGGGTTCCTTCGTGTAGGTCGCGTAAGCGAAGTCATCGACCCACATCTTCCGATCAGCTTCTGCGATGGCTGCCCTCGGATGGCTGCCTTCGCAATCCAGAAAGTAGTATCCCTTGCAGTAACACTCTAGCTTGCACTCGACACTACCGATCCACTCGATCATACCCCTTTGTTGCTTGGACGCTCGATCCCAGTCTGTATACTGAATGCGGAGTACTACATCTGCATCCTTGGGATTCAGCTTCTGGGTTAAGAAACTCCCATCCACCCACGCTTCGAACGGGACCCCAGACTGCGCGGCATGCGTCAGGGCGCGCAGGAGACCGTCAAACAACTTTCCCCGGGCTTTGGCATACTTGAACATGGCGTGATCAACGCAGAGTTCACGCAACTGTTCTACAGTTATCGGGTGAAACCCCTCTTGCAAGAGGGGAGGGTAATCTGTTTTTCGGGATGGCCTCGGCACCTTTAAGTAATTCTCCGCTGAATCACTCTATAAAACAAGTGTTTGCATGATACTGCCGGGCGGCAGCCCAATCGTTCGGCCGACTACTCCCGCCCCTGCTTCCGCCGCAGCTTCCGCGCGTGGTCTTCCTGAATGCGCCGCAGAATCCGCCGGTCGTTCTCGCTCATGTCCGGATGTGAGGCGTAACCGTCGTCCCACTCCGGCTCATAGGTCAGCTCCACCACCGGCTCGGCCGGCGGCTCCGTCTGGGGCTCCTCGCGCTCGCGCATCGCGTCCGTCTCCTCTCGCCGGTGCCTGTCGCGCTGGAACTCGGCAATCATCCCCAGCAGCGTCGATCGGTCCTCTGGGAGAACGTCAGGATGCGTGAAGAGCAGGCGCTCCCACTTCGCCAAATAAGCGGTGTCCTCCGGTGCTTGCTCCTCGGCCACTCCCCTACCCTCGCTCCCGTCGCTTCCCCGCCCGGATCGCCTCGTCCCGCAACCGCTCGATGTAGTCGTCCACGTCGGCGTCGGTCAGCGTGTCCCACCCGCCGAAGAAGCCGCTGTCGAGTACCGGCTTCGGGAGCTGCTGCTCCTCGGCCCACTTGACCAGCTCGCCGAATAAGCGGAGGAGGCGGTCGAACGGGGATTCGTTACCGATCCGGTTAGTGAAAAAGCTCTTGAGATCGACCGGCCCCAAGCCGGCTTCTGCGCCCGTGGATGCCGGCCTTGGATCAACGTATCCAGCCGCCGTAAAGAGACGAGCACGCTGCGAAGGGGTAAGCCGCCCTGCGGACTCTAGCGCGTCAGCCACCTGGACAAGCGTCTTCAGGCGCGGAACACGGTTTTGGAGCCAATCGTTGACGTACGCGTTGCTAACGCCCGCCGCAAGATCGGCGAACTTCCGCTGTGTAAGGCTCCCTTGAAGTTCGCGGATCACGTCCCCGAACGTCTCGGTCCGTCTCTCTGGCATTAACAGGCACCCCGTAGTCACGATATCCCCTAACGGAGCTTCTGGAAAAAAGTTACCAACTTCTGCGCAAATATTAGTAACTAGTGAACAGCGGACTCGTCTATAATGCTGGTAACTAGTGAACAGCACGGCAGCGAGGTGGTAATGGAACAGTCCACTCCCAAGAAGAGCTCCCTGATGCGGACGCTCGAAAAGCTCCACAAGAAGCCAATCGATCAGCTTGTTCGGGAGGCTGTAGCCAGCACCGATACCCCGGAAGCCGCTGCTGCAAAGCTCGGTGTGTCCGATACAACCCTGCGGAATTGGAAGCGGGATCTGGTCGAGTCGCGCTTGGAGGCGGTCGCCTGAAATGGACGCCACCTCTTCCCCCACCCCCAAGAAGCCCCGGTCCACCTGCACGGTGACCGTGATCGAGATGAACCAGCCCGACCCGGAAATCTTCGGGAAGGCCCTGCACGAGTTCATGAAGGGACACGCCGCCGACCGGCGCGCGCTGACCGCTGCGGCTGAAGAGAAGGTCGCCTAATGCCCGACGTGCGCATCATCCGCAAGGTCAACGGGGCGGTGGTCTCGCGCGACGAGCACCTCAACGTCACGCCTTCCCGCGCCGCGGAACTGGACCTCACCGTGCGGACCACCTTCGGTGAGGTGTTCGCGTTGCACACCGTCCGCCACAAGCGGGACGGGCAGATCAGTCGCACGGAGTTGTCCGCGGACGGCGTGTTGACAACGGTGGAGATCGACTATCGCCAGCCTGCCGAGGTAGTCGCGGCGTAAGGATTGGCCGGCAATCAGGCCGGCAGAAACGGCGAAGCCGCATCCCCTCGCGGGCTGGCAGGCCCATTGATTGCGAAGTGATGCGGCTTCTTTTTGCGGAGGCAGTAAGAATGATAACCCGAAACCTCTCCCCCGACAACGTTAATCGGCCGACCGGGCCGTTGGTTACGGACGAGCGCGAATTGATCCGGCTCGCGCTCCGGATGGCCCGGCGCTTCGGGAAGCCGGCTCACCATGACGCCGCAGGCTATGAAGAGGCGGCGCTGGTGGCCGTGATCCGTGCCATGGAGAACTGGGACCCCGCTCGGGGCGCCAGCCTGGCGGGCTACACCGGTTACCTGGTGGAGAAGGCACTCCTCCGAGAGTACAGGCGCCAGAAGCCTCCGGCCGGTATCTCGGTCTGCTCCCTGGACCTCCCGGTCGGTGACGGTGACGCGCGGCTGGAGGAACTGCTCGCCAGCGACGAGCCGAACCCCGCCGACACGGTCACCGCCACGGACGAAGAGCAAGCCCTCTTCAACGCCGTGCATGCAGCGCTGGCCGATCTCCCCGAACGCCACCGGGAACTCCTGTTGGGGTTGTTCTGGCTGGAGCTCCCCCTCCCGCAAGCCGCCCGCCGCATCAACATGCCGCTACCGGTGGCCCGGCGCATCGAGCGCCTCTCCCTGTCGTCCATCGAGCGCTCCCTGGTCGGTCGCTCCGACCTCTCCTTCGCCCTCTAGGAGTTCCCCCATGAATACCACTTTCGAGGAGTCTCCTGCCCCGGAAGCGGCCGAGCGATTGGACTGCGAGGGCGAAACGTTGGACGCCGCCGTGCTGTGCCTGGAATGCGGCGAGGTAACCCCGGAGCCGGCCGACCGCTGCGGCGGGTGCGGCGAGAGTTTGTAAGCCGTCCTACCGATCCGGGTAGGGCTGTTCGACTCGGTGGAGGGACCGTGTGGGGACGCCGCTCCGATACCGACTCGAACGAACCCCGGGGGAGGCTCCGGCCTCTCCCGGGGCCTTTTCAACCACATACGAGGCGTGCGTAGGGCGCGGCGGGCTTTCTCCTTTCACCGCCGCTCAGGGTTCGAGTCCCTGGACGCCTCCTTGGGAGGAACCACGTTGATGCACGAGACCATGCCAGATACCTTACCGGTCGAGAGGTCCGAGGTGCAGCGCTTACGCGCGGAAGTGGAGCGCCTACAGGCGGCGCTGCGGGAACGAGAGAGCGGCTTCCCGGCCGGGCTGCCGGTGGACCTGCTCGCCGCGCGCTGCTTCGACCGCGGCGCCTTCCTGCGCTGCCCGGTCTGCAGCTCCCCGCACCTCTCCCTCAGTTCAACCCACGCCTGGCGACGGAAGGCGGACGTGGACCTCCTGTGCGCGGCAGGGCACAGTTTCTCCGTCACGTTCCGGGAAAGCCCCGGTGCGCCGGACGGGCTTCCGGGCGACGTGGTACGGCTCTTCAGTTGGTGGCGGGACATGCCGGGCGAGAAGCCGCTGGAGGAGGTTCTTTGACCTCCCCTATCGACTACGCGCTCTCCTTCTTCCAGGGAGCCAAGAAGAAGAAGGATGGCTGGTGGGCTTGCTGCCCCAGCCATACCGAAAGGACGGGTTCCTTTCGGATCTCGGAAGGCGAAGACGGCAAGGTCCTCCTCAAGTGCTTTGGCTGCAATGCCCCGGCGGAAGACCTGGCGCGCGCCGCCGGGATGGAGATGAGCAAGCTCTTCCCGGAAGGCAGCCGACCGGAGCGGCCCCTGCGGAGCAGTGGCGGGACGGACCACGTCTGCAGCTACATCTACCAGGACGCGCAGGGCGGCAATTACATGCGGGTGCGCCGGCTGCTCACCCCCTCCGGTAAGAGCTTCCGCCAGGACCGCTGGGAAAATGGGAAGTGGGTCGCCGGCCTGGCAGGGCGCGCGGCCATCCTCTACCACTTGCCGGAGATCCTCGCGGCCATCGAGCGGGAAGAACCGATCTGGGTCTTTGAAGGCGAGAAGGATGCGGACAACGCTCGGCGGTGGGGACTGAACGCCACCAGCAGCCCGATGGGTGCCGGGAAGTTCCTCGCTGCACACGCCGAGTCCCTGAAGGGCGCGGACGTCCGCTTCGTTCCCGACAACGATCAGGTGGGCCGGGACCACTGCGCCCTCGGCGCTTCTCTGTGCCATGGGCTCGCGGCCAGCGTCCGGATTGTCCCCCTGCCCGGATTGACCGAGGAACATGCGGACTTCTCCGACTGGCAGGCCCTGGGACATACGCGGGAGCAGCTCGAAGCACTGGCGGAAGCCGCACCCCTCTGGCAGCCGGGAGTGGCCGCAGCCGGGGAGAGTGCGGAGGAAGAGGAGTTCCACCCAGACGCCGAAGTCCTGGAGTTCCCGGTCCAGGTGCTGCCCTTCACCCTGCGCACCTTCTGCGAGGCGGTGGCTGAAGCGGTCAACTGCCCGGTGGATCTCCCCGCCCTCTTCGTCCTCACGGTCGCCGGCACCGCCATCGGCAACAGTTACGCCATAGCCATTAAGCCGGGCTGGGTGGAGCCGCCGATCCTCTGGACGGCCGTCGTCGGGGTGGCCGGCTCCGCCAAGACGCCCGCGATGCGCGCGGCCATGGAGCCGCTGAAGAAATACCAGTCCCGGCTCCAGGCCGAATTCAAAGAGCGCAAGAAACAGTACGCGGCCGATCTGGACGCCTATAACCGGGAGCTGGCGGTGATCCGGGACAACGCCCGGAAGAATAAGGCCAACTTCGCGGCGCCCCCCGAGCAGCCGGTCGAGCCGGTCATGTCCCAGATCATCGCGAACGACGCGACCCGGGAAGCGCTCGCGCAGCTGCTCCATGCCAACCCGCGCTCGATGGTGTACGAGCAGGACGAACTCGCCGGGTGGGTGGGGGCGATGGACGCTTACCGGCAGGGCGGAGACCGGCCCTGGTGGCTCTCTTGCTGGTCCGCGACCTCGATCATGGTCAACCGGGTCGGCAAGAAAGAACCGCTCTGGGTCCCCCGGCCCTTCATCAGCGTGACCGGCGGTATCCAGCCATCGCTCCTCTCGGACCTGATCGCCACGGAAGGCAAAGAGGACGGCTTCACCCCGCGTATCCTCTGGTGCTTCCCCGATCCCTGGCCAGAGGACTACGACGAAAACGGCGTGGACGACGCGACCCGCAGCGAGTACCAGCAGGTCATCGACTACCTGCTCCAACTCCAGCCGGCCGGGATCGAAGAAGCGGAGATGGTCCCGCACGTGGTGGGCATGAGCCCAGACGGGAAGGAGACCTGGCGCAAGTGGATCGACGGGCACAACGCCGAGATGAACCACCCGGACTTCGCGCCCCGGATGTACGCGCCGTGGGCCAAGTTCCGCACCTACTGCGCCCGGCTGGCGCTCATTCTCCACCTCTGCCGGTGGGCCTGTGGGGAGACCACCAGCGAGCAGGTAGACCGGAAGAGCATCCTCGCCGCGGCCGCCTTGGTCGCCTACTTCAAGACCCACGCCCGCCGCGCCCATGACTGGCTGCACGCAGACGGCCAGGACAAGCAGATCCAACTCGCAGTCGCCTGGCTCCGGCGGCGCGGCGGTACCGGCACCGCCCGGGAGATGCAGCGTTACAAGGTCGCCAACGTCAAGACCCGTGACGACGCGCAGCTCCTCGCCCAACTCCTCAAGAGTCGGGGCTATGCCCGCCTGGAGCGCGGTGAGAAGGGCTCACTCACAGTTCACCTCACCTGTCGAGTAACTGTCGAGTCAAGTGTCGAGCGCTCCCCCGTGCCTACGGGCACCCCGCTTCAGGCACAAAACGGGCGAAGTGTCGAGTGTCGAGTGGGGGGCGACACATTTTGAAATTTCAAAAAATACGCGAGGTCACTCGACACTCGACAGATGCCGGATTTTGTGCCTGTGCAGCCACGCGCTAGGCACGGATTTTCACTCGACACTTGACTCGACAGTTACTCGACAGGTGCTTGGCAGAGCACCCGGAGGACCCATGAAAAACGCTTGGCTCGGAGAGTTCCTAGAAGAAGAAAGAGAGAGTAATACCTCTCCTTCTTCTAAGAGAGGGGGAGTGGCTATGTTACCAAAACGTAACCTTCCCAACGTCGCGTCAGTCGCTCGGTTGGTTGAACAGGCAAGCGCTCCGGTCGATCACCAGGCCGTCGCGGCACTGGTGAACAACCTCGGCCGCGGTGAGCGCTACTTCGCGGTGAACCGGGCGACCATGACGCCGGAGATGCGCGCCAAGTACGCGCAGCGGTTGGCCGATCTGCACCCACAGGTAGATGCGGCGCTGGCTGAGACCGGCACCCGCATCGAAGACCACGGCTGGACCACTACCCGCGGTATCTGGCACGTGATCGGCGAGAAGCCGGCCAAGGGTCGCGGGACCGCTGCCGAAGAGGTGGCGGAGGCGACCTGCCGGCAGGTATTCGAGATCCTCGCGGATATCCCCGAAGCCGACCTCTCCAGCCGCCGCCGGACCCGCCTGGAGACCGCGCTCAGTGAAGCAGTGGACGCAGAAGACCTGGCAGCCGTCACGGCTGCGGCGACGGCCCTTCTCGATTGGGCGGTCAGTGTGAAAGAGGCGGCTACCCCGGTGGTCGCCGATGCGGAGCTGCGGGACCGTGTCTTCCTCGCGGGGCAGGCCCTCGGCTTCCCGGAATACCGCATCAGTGAGGGCGTCTTCGTCGGCGCCGACCGGGAGGCCTGGTTCACCCTCTGCAGCAGCGAGAAGGTGGATCTCCTGATTGCCCTGGACGACGCGCTAGCCTACGCGGGAGGTGCGAAGTGAATATGATCCCTTCCGCCTCCATCCCGCTGACGCGCCGCCTGCTCGCGAGCTTCAGCCAGTGGCGCAACGCCTCCCTGTCCAGCCGGGCGCGCATGCCGCTCGCGGCCGGGGAACGGTCGGCCCTGGAAGCGTTGGACCGCAACTTCCACCTCGCGGGCGCTCCCGAGCGCTGGATTGTGGACGGACGTCTCGACCACGGGAAGCTCGCGGTACTCCTGGCCGGCTTCACCCTCACGGAAGAGGCGGTCCCGGATCTGGTGCGCGCCTCGCGCCTCTCCGGCTTCCAGGCGAGCATCTTGCAGCGCGAGTTAACCCGCTGGCTCAAAGACGGCAACTTCCGTGCCGTGACGACCGTCCTGAACCGCCCGGAGAGTTTAGGAAACCAAACCGCCCCGGCAGAGCGGGAAGCCCAACAGGCGCCCGCGGCGGGTGTAGTCGTCGCCCTGCATTCCGTGCCTGCGGAGCGCCCACTGTCGCCCCCTGCAGGCACGAAGCCGGCCGAAGTCATCGACCGTTCATCGACCGTCATCCCGCCTGTTTTGGCTACCCAAAATGCTTCTGGTTTACCGGCAAATCAGACCCACACCGACCCCTTCGAGCCGGAAGGCTCCCTGACCCAGGAGACAACGACCATGGCAGTGGTCAGTGGTATCGAGGCAGTTAGCAATCCCGTCCGAGACTACGTGGAGACGATGGAGCAGCGGCAGAGCTTCTCGGAGGGGCGGATCGGGGACATGCGACCCGAGCGCATCGACGGTAGCATTCAACAGCGAGTTGAGGCGTGGGTGGGTCGCCTCGATATTGATCTCACCCAGGTCATCGAGCGGGAGTTGGTACAGGAAATCGCAGGGCAACTCCAGATCCCTGAAAAGTCGGTTCATGATGCCATTCGGCGCCTTCGTGCGGCCCGGGGTATCCGCATTCACGAGCAAAAGCAGGCAGGCGGCGTGATTGCCCAGATGAGCACCAAGGACCGGGTTCGCGAGTTGGTGGAGCGGTGGGAGTGGGACCTCGGCAAGCCGTTTCCAATTGGTGGCGTCAAGAAGATCTCCGAGGTGCTGCAGGTCAATCGGAACAGTGTGGCGAGTGCCCTGAGGATCATCCGTGACGAAACCGGGCAGCGTGCTACTCCCAACAATGCCGGACGGCGAGACGGCAGCGTGGCGCAGCGGGTGCAAGAGGCGCTTCGGGCTAACGGCTGGGACCTGCGGAACCTGCCCGAGTCTTACTCCTCGATCCTGTCGCAGCAGATCGGTATGCCAGCAAACCAGGTGCGGAATGCGGTCGGCTCCCTTCGCCGGGATCGGTCGATAACCCCAACATCGAACCCCCCCGCCTCTACACGGACGGCACCCGCCGCGGAGCGTCCAGCGGCAGCGGCGGCTTTAAATACGGTAGAAAATCCCCCCGCTTCTCCGGCGCAGGCACCGGCACCGCCCGCCGTGTTGGTAGCGGATGACGTGCGCTCCCTCGGACTCAAGCTGGCCGGCAAGCTCGCGGACCTGGACGACCGGGAAGCGCTGCTGAAGGCGGTGAGCATTTGGGAGCAGGTGAAGTGAACCGAGCGGTCTGGGACACGCCGGAGTTGATCGCCTGCGGCATCACCTTCCACCAGGACGAGCATTGGTGGTCTCTGGGGGTCCTGCGTAAGGAGCGGGCCTGCGGACACTGCGAGCGGCCGCTGAAGCCGGGCAGCCTGGCTTACGTGCGGCGGATCGGTCCATCCGGGCGCCTGTGCCAGCCGTGCGGGCAGAGCTTGCGGGACCGGGACAAGCCCCGGGAAGTAGCGTCGGAATAGCGTTATCGTCAGCGCCCCGAAGCCCTAAAGGCGCACGGGGAAGCGAAGGAGAGCAGACCATGAGGAAATCCGCTTCGAAGCCGAAAGGTGAACGGCTCGACACAGTGCCAGTACCGGTGCCCGCCAGCGAACTACCGGAAGGCGTCATCGTCGGCTACGACATTTGCGAGTGGCGGGTAATGGTGGACGCGGACGGCAGCATCTGCACGATGCCAGCGCCGGGAACCGAAGGGCACCGGCGCCTGGTTCACGGCTGCGTGGATACGGTGCACCAACTGCGGAGACAGCGAGCCGCAGCGAAGGACACGGAGTGACGGCGAGCGACGGAGACGGGCAACACCTGTTGTGAAAAGTTGAGGCGCAGGGATCGGTCGGCGTTCTGAAGGACCCTGCTTATTCGGAGAGTAAGCAAATGGAGGTAATAGCTTATGAGTAGCGCAGTGCACGGACGCCGGCACCGGCTGCAGTGGATGGTGCGGATACTCAAGGTGGCGCGGGACCCGAACCGCGCCCCTACGGCTGCCGAGCGACGAACCTTTATTCGCGGGTATTGCCGAGCGGCGCGGGAGATAGCGCCACCAGAGAAGTACCAGCCCCAGGGACGCTGGGGACGGCGGAAGGGGCGACGAGGCAGAAAGCGGCTGCGTTGACCGCACGTGCGGTAGCCCGGCAGTAGGGCCAAAGTGCATATGCAAATACACTCCATCGCGGCGCCGCGATGGAGTGTAACAATTCCCATTATTAACTCACGGGAGGGACGAGGATGCGACTGGATAGCAAATCGGTTGAGCCCATCATCGAGGCGGCCAAGCTCTCACCCCGAGAGACGGAGGCCTTTCGGCTGCAGTGCCTTGACCTCACGTACCGGCAGATCGCCCATGAGTTGAAGGTGGAGCCGTCTACCGCCAGCAGTATGCTCACCCGGATCACCGCCAAGATCGAACGGGCCTGGGAAGAGGCCGAAGCCGCGCTGAAGGCAAAGTCGGAGGAGCAGTGGGACGAAGAGACCGAGGAAGCCGCCAGCGTCTCCACGCGCAGGGGTGAGCTTACCTTCCTCTTCCGCGTCCTGCGGGGTCCGCGCCGGCCCAACCCCTCCCCGCCGCTGGTGAGCCGTACCTACTGGCAAGGGAAGCGCCCGGATGGACGTGATATCTACTACGCCGAGACGATCCGGGTTAACGCGGGGTGTCCGGTCACCCTGGACGACTTCGTCAAGCCGCCGGTGGCGAGCGCCTGGGAGGAGCGAGTGACCGCGCCGTTCCATCGGAAGGGAGGATAATGGGCGAGGTCCGCGTCAACCCTTAATCGGAGGGCGTGTTGATGAGCGGACAAGCAGGCGCGGTAAAGTGCGGCCAATGCGGCGGTAATGGGATTTGTATACGGTGTGAAGGCCAAGGGGTGACCTACGACGGCGCAACCGTGTGCCCCGTTTGCAATCGCATGGAAATCACCGGTGGAGTGAAGTGCTACCAGTGCCAGGGCACTGGCTGTGAGAGAGCAGACTGCCGACGTTGCGCCGGTACAGGTAACTGCTCGGGGTGCGCCGGGTCGGGATGGGTGCTTACCCATGTGTGTCGCGAATGCTTGAAGAATAATGGCTTGGACGCTTGACGGGTTTGTAAGAAACGCGTAAGATATCCGCAATCCTAAATTGCGCCTCGTCTTCGGACGGGGCGTTTTTGCTGTACCTGCGGGTGACGAGGCTGCTGCGCAAGCCTACCGACGCGGGGCTCGCCCGCCTCAGTGACGGTCGGTTCGAGTCCGGCTCACCTGCACTTCTTTGTTGTACCGGCTGGTCCTGACGGGCCGGCCGTTCGTCGTTTCTGGCCCCGCCTGGTCGCGGTGAGAACTGCCATGCTCGATGCTCTTCATCACTTCGCCGGACGCCGCGCCAAGAAGGACGCTCCGCCCCTGGTGGACGCCGAGGGTGAGCCGCTGGAGACCGCGCTCCCCCCTCTCCGCAGTTGGTGCCGCATCGCGCTGGCTATCTCGCTGGTGCCGCCGCCTACCGGACAGATCGTCACGTTGTCGTCCACCCGCCGCACCGTGCGGGCCACGCTTCACGCTCCAAAGACCGCCGTGTTCGCGTTGACGACGGCGGCCCTCGGTAGTGTGCCCTGGATTCGCGAACTAGCCGTCTGGTGCCTCGCGCACTGGAAGTAGAGAGGACCCCATGAAATTACAAGACGTGTTGAACGAGGCCGGCCTCGGTGACCTGCAGGCGCAGGCGCGACGACGGATCACCAGCGCCCTGGAGCACGAAGAGGGACGACGGGGCGGCGAGATGCTGGGCCGCGCGATCACCGAGAGCGTCGATCAGGTCATGGAAGGCCACTCTGCCTCCTTCCCCGTTGACCAGAGCATCGCGGCCGGGAGCGCCCTGTGCGAACAGATGGCGAAGGAGCTGGAAGCAGCGGCGGCTACGGTCCGCGCCTACGCCCCGCTTCAGGCCGGCGTCGTCACCGCGAAGACGAAGGGCGGCGACCTGGCAGAAGCCCGGCGAGTGCGGAACGCCGGTACATCTGCAGTGAAAGCCGCGCTGGCCGGCGTGGTGCTGGAGGGCTGATCCGATGCAGCCTTCCGACCACCTGACCCCGCACTTCACCGCTGGTGAGCTGGCCTGCCCCTGCTGCTATTCCTTCGGCCCGAAGGACGGCGCCGAGATCAAGCAGACGGCGGAGTTCCTGGAGAAGGTGCGGTCCTTCCTCGGCAACCACGCCATCCACGTGAACAGCGGCTATCGCTGCCCTAAGCACAACGCGGCGGTCGGCGGCGAGCAGAACAGCTACCACCTGCGCGGCTTCGCGGCGGATATCACCGTCGAGGGGCTGACGCCGCACCAGGTGCAGACGAAGCTCGAGGAACTGGGCAGCCCGTCGCGGCAGAACGGCCTCGGCTCCTACGCCACGTTCACACACGTGGACCGGCGCGGGTATCGGTCGCGGTGGAACGGATGATACCCGCCTGGCAAACGGTGCTGATCATGGGGGCCATCATCGCGGCGGGACTAGCGGGCTGGTACTGCGGGTACGCCGCGGGCACCCTGGACACGATCATTGCGATGCGGGACCGGCAATCGATCCGGACGAGGCCGGACGGCGAGGAGTAGCGCGGCGATGGACTCGGCCAAGACGGCATACGACCGGCTGAACACGAAGCAGCAAGCGTTCGTAGACGCCTACGTCCACAAGACGAAGGGCAATGCCACGAAGGCAGCCGAGGAGGCCGGCTATAAGCAGGCCATGCAGCAGGGGTCCCGCCTGCGTCTCAACCCGCTGGTCGCCGAAGCCATCGAGGCCGGCCTGAAGGAGCAGCGGGAGCAGATCCGCGCGCGCGGGATTGCCATCCTGGAGAACCGGGTCGAGGCCTTGAACACGCGCTGGGAGCTGCTGGAGGAGATCCGCCGGGAGCGCGCCGCGGACCCGAGCATGCAGGACGTGCCCGGCGGCAAGACCGGGTTCCTGATCCGCCGGAGCAAGCTCGTCAAGGTCTACGCGCCGGTGCAGATGGGTGAAGCCGCAGCCGAGGAAGGCGAGGTCTGCCCGTACTGCGTGGACCGCTACGACGACGCCGACGATGCGCCCCGCTTGCGCTTCCGCACCACCCTGCACCCGCAGAACGGGAAGGAGCGGGAAAGCCTGCTCTGTCCCGAGTGCTTGGACCGCTGGCGCGACACCGACCAACTGGCATCCGCTCGCCTCTCGGAGACGGTGTTCGAGTACGAGACGGACGGCCGGCTCCTCTCGGAAATCCGGGAATTAGAGCGCCAGGCGGCAAGCGAACTCGGCCAGTGGAAGGAGCGGGTGGAGCATACCTTCCTCAAGAAGGTCGCCGGCGAGCTCAAGGGAATGTCCGATGACGAGCTGCTTGGGTTTATTGCCGGAGACGGAGAGGAGACGGCTGGCGCAGATTGAGGCGCAGCGGCGTGGGCTGATGATCAACCCGGGCAAGCGCTTCGAGCGGTTCCGGTTCGACCCCACCGCCTACATCGAGGAGAAGTTGGATTGGGAGCCCTGGGCCGGCGAAGGCGGCCATCCGGGGCAGGTGGAAGTCATCGACGCCTACACCCTGGCGCTCCGGCAGCTCCACGAAAAGGACGACTGGGAGCAGGGGCTACGGTCAGCGGAACAGCTCGAGTACTGGACGCCGGGGCAGTCGATCCAGAACCGGCTGCGCATCGAGGCCGGCCACACGGTAGGCAAGACGAAGCTCTGCTCCGGCCTGGTCAACCACTTCTTCGACTGCTTCCCGCCGGCGATCATCTACACCTTCGCTCCGACCTGGGATCAGATCCACGATCTCCTCTGGAAAGAGATCAAGGTAGACCGGACGGATAAGGGCCTCCCGGGCCGCATCCTCGATTTGCGGCTCGATGTGAGCCCCAACCACTTCGCGACCGGGAAGGCGACGAACGACGCGGGCGGCCGCGGCTCCCACCGGATTCACGGGCAGCACAACCGCTACCTGATGTTCGTCCTGGACGAGGCCGAGGGTATCCCCGGTTTCGTGTGGCGCGCCGTGGACTCGATGGCCTCCGGCGGGATCGTCATCGTGGTGATGGTGGCCAACCCGGAGACGCGCAGCTCGACCTTCCACAAGCAGAAGAACCTCTCCACGGTCCGCTCCTTCCGGATCTCGTGCATCCATCATCCGAACGTGGTCCAGGGGCGCGAGGTGGTGCCGGGGGCCGTCCGCCGCGAGTACGTGGCGGAGATGATCGAGAAGCACTGTGAGGTCATCACCAGCCACGATGAGGACCGCCACACCTTCGAGCTGGCCTTCGCGGTGCAGATCGGGGAGACGGTCCACCCGGCCGGCACGGTGTTCCTGCCGAACGCCGAGTTCATGTTCCGCGTGCTGGGGATCGCCCCGAAGAACATCGCGGACAAGACCCTCGTGCCGGTCGGACGCTTCGAGGCGGCCTGTCAGCGAGAAGCGCCCTGGGAAGACGAGCAAGACGCCTGGCTCGGGGTGGACGTGGCGCGGTTCGGCAAGGACTTCGGCACGCTTTACCGCCGGCACCTGGGCACCGTCAAGCGGGTCGCCCAGTTCTGGCATCAGGACACGGGCGAGTATTACGACGTGGTCCGCGAGGAGGCCAAGTCGCTCCACGCGCAGGGCGTGCGCCGGCTGCGGATACGGGTCGATGCGGGCGGCGGCTACGGCGGCGGCCTGGTCGACCAGCTCATTCGCGACGAGGAGCTGCGGCGCCTGTTCGCGCAGTTCGATGTCCTGGAGGTGCACTTCAACGGCACTCCTTCGGATGAGGAAGCCTTCGCCGACCTGATCACGGAGATGCACTCCCACGCGGCGGAAACGCTCAAGGGCATCCGGATCGAGAGCCCGCCGGAGACGCTGGAAGGCGACCTCTGCGAGCGCGAATTCAAGTGGGTGAACCTGCAGGGCCGCTCGGTCAAGAAGCTGGAGAGCAAGGACGACTTCCGCAAGCCGAACCGGGCCGGCCGCTCCCCCGACGACGGGGACGGCTTCGTCCTCTGCGTGGCCCCGGACTTCCTCTTTGGCGGCGGCTCCTTCCGCTCGATCTCCCGCGAGGAAGCGGAAGCCAGTCGCAGCAGTAATCGCGGGGCCAGCAAATACCGGGATGGATGGTAGGAACTATGACCAGCGTGATCCTCGGGCCGAATGGCCGGCCCTTCGAGAAGCCGGCCGCGCCTACCGCCAGTGTCGGGTTTACCGGGCTCAACCGCTTCGGCGGCTTCATCCGGGAAGAGTACCTCGACAAGCTCTCCGGTCCGCGCAAGATCGACACTTATGAGCGAATGCGCTCGGACGGGACCGTGGCCGCCATTCTGCGCGCGCTCATCCTGCCGGTGGTCGCGGCTTCGTGGGTGATCGAGCCGGCCGGTAAGGACGGGAACGCGAAGCGGGCGGCGGACCTGGTTGAGCACAACCTGATGGAGCGGCTCGGCGACTGCTGGGAGGAAGAGGTGCGGAACCTACTCACCTTCCTGGTGTTCGGGTTCACCTGCTCCGGCAAGAACTGGGTCCTGGACCGCGGTGAGATTCTGCTCGGCGAGCTGCGGCCGCTGCACCCGCGCACTCTCCTTCAGTCCAGCCGCAAGGGTGGGAACTGGGACTTTGACCAGAACGGGAAGCTGATCGGCGTTTGGCAGGCCGGCCACGACGGTCAGTTCGGCTGGCGCGAAGACTACTTGCCGCGCCAGGCGTTCGTGCACCTGGGCAATGAGGTCGAGTTCTGGAACCCGGAAGGGCGCTCCATCCTCCGTGCTGCCTACAAGCATTGGTGGATCAAAGACGAGATGTATCGGTTCTGGGCCATCGGCGGCGAGCGGGCCGGGACCGGCACCCCGGTGGGCAAGTATCCGAAGGGCACGCCGAAAGACCGCCAGGACGAATTCCAGCAGGCGATTGTCGGCCTCGCCACGCACGAGCGCGCGGGGATCACCATCCAGGAAGACTGGGCCGTCGAGAACTTCAGTCTGGAAGTGGACACGGAGACGCTGGAGAAGCAGATCCAGCACCACGACACGAAGATCACCCAATCGGTTCTCGCGCAGTTCCTCCAGTTGGGGACCGAGGGTAAGGGTGGCGCGTACGCGTTGAGCTCCGATCAGACGGACCTCTTCCTGCTGACGCTGGAGTGTCTCGGCGATTACGTGGCCGCGAAGATCAACCGGGAGGTCATCCCGGAGCTGGTCTCTTACAACATCGCCACCGACCAATACCCGAAGCTTTCCTGCACCGTGGCCCGGCAGTCGGCGGCGGCGCTAGCAACGGTGGTCCGTTCCCTCGCCTCCGGTCAGAACGCCCCGGTGACCTGGGGAGAGGCGGATGAGGATTGGCTGCGCGAGCGCTGCAGCTTCCCGGCTCGCACCGAGCCCCGGCCGGCCCGGACGGAGGTCGTCCCGCCGCAGAAGGCCACCCCGAAGAGCACCGACCCGAACGCGCCGCCGACCGATCCCAAAGCGGACCCGAAGGCCACCGAGCAGATGAGCCGGCGGGAGCGGATCGAGTTGCGGGTGTTCCAGACGCCGGGCGCATTCCGGGAGACGGCCTCTTACGAAGCGCTCAACCAGGTCGCGGCGGACTTCCACGCGGCTATCGTGGAGCGCTCCCGCGAGCTGCAGCGGCAGGTGTTCCGCCTGGCCAAGCTGCCGGACCCGACAGAGACCGCGCCGGCCGGCTTCCGGCGGCTCTGGCCGTTCGGGCGCCGGCAGTTCAAAGACGAGACCTTCGAGCTCACGGACGCGCAGACGAAGGCGATCGACAAAGCGATCAGCTCCTTCATCGCTGACATGGTCGGGAAGGACCAGACCGAAGCCGGGTTCTCCGGCACCGAGAGCGCGGATGGGACCGTGCAGCATTACGAGCGCCTGGCGCACGCAGTGGGCGTGAACGAGGCGGTCCGGCTCACCGATGCCCAGGCAGCGGCCTTCCAGCCCACGCGCGAAAGCCCGGAGATCCAGGCATTGCTTCAGGGGGCCTTCGGCCGGTTGTCCGAGAACGGCAAGCTCCGGATCGGGAGCCAGCTCGGCGACATCAAAGAGGTGCTCGCCGAGGGGATGCTCTCCGGCCGCAGTCCGCTCGACGTGGCGGATGAACTGAACGACCGCTTCACCGGCTACGAGGAGCACGAGTGGGAGCGGCTGGCGCGCACCGAGGCGGCGTTCGCGGCCAACCAGGGGCAGATCGACGAATACGGCGCCGAGGGCGTGGAAGAGCTGGAGAACCTCGTCTCCGCGCTCGCGTGCAGCGTCTGCCAGGCGTTCGCCGGCGTGCGCGTGAAGGTCTCGGAAGCGGTGCCCGGTGAGAACGTCGGCCCCTTCCACCCCCATTGCATGGACACCACGATTCCCGTGGTGCCTGGGAGTTAACGATGCGTCGACGTTTTCACAGTTCACTCGATCTCTTCAGCGCGCCCCTCCAGCGGCCGGACCCGAACGGCCCGGCGGTGCTCCGTATCCCGGTGCTGCCGGAGGGCTCCTTCTCACATCCACTTTACGGCAAGCTCTCCTGGACCACCGAGAAGTTCACTCGGATGATCCAGAACTTCAACGCCAACGTGACGGGCGCGGCCCCGGTGCTCAACGCCGACCACGCCACCCGGAACCCCTTCGCCGCGAGCGCGCCGGCTTACGGGTGGCCGAAGTCCATGGAGCACGTGCCGGGAGAGGGGCTCTTCGCGATCATCGAGCTCACCGACCTGGGCGAAGAGGCGATCACGAACAAGCGGTACCGCTACATCTCCGCCGAGGTAGACGAGACCTACGCCAACAGCCAGGGAGCGACCTTTCAGGACGTCATCTCCGGCTACGCCCTGACCAACACGCCGTTCCATGACACGATGCCCGGCCTGTTCAGCAAGGCGGGCACGGACCTGGTTCAGCAGTTCTCCGAGGGGCTCAAGCAGTTCGCCACCCTGGAAGGCGACCTCTCGTTTGACGAGATCCGGTGCCTCTTGCGGGATGCGGTGCGGGCCGAGGTCGCGCTGCGGCCGTCCTGCTATCGCTACGTGGAAGAAGTGTTCCCGGCCTTCTTCATCTACGAGGAGTGTGACTACTCCGGCGGGATGGAGCAGGAGCGGCACTACCGGCGCGGCTACACCGTGGCGGGCCGACAGGTAACCCTCGACGCAGAGGTGGTCGAGGTAGAGGAAGTCTGGGTCGATGTGGCCCGGCAGGCGTTCGCCACCGCGCAGAAGCAAGCGTGGCGTCTGGAGCGAGCTCAATCGGGAGCGAACTCCGATCCGGCGGGGCAGCCCGCCAGAGGTAAGCAGATGAGTCAGGCTCAACAGCCGACCCCCTGGCAGCGGTTCTGCCGGATGTTGGGGCTCGGCGAGAATCCTACCACCGAGCAGTTTCAGGCTGCCATCAACTCCGCCCCGGCCGCCGAAGGCACGGAGCTCAAGCCGCTGGAAGGACTAGGCACGTTCTCCGCTCCGGCCGGAATGGTGGTGCTCTCCCAGGCGGAAGCCGACCAGCTCCGCAAGGGCAACCAGGAGTTCCAGGAGTTCCAGCGGACCACCGCCACGAACAACGCGAACGCCCTGATCGAGCAGTACGCCCGGCAGGGCAAGCTGACGCCGGCGATGCGGGAAGGCGAGGCCGGAAAGGCCCTGCTGAACTTCGCGACCACCAACCCGGACGCGTTCAAGCAGATGTACGACGCGGCGCCGGCCCTGGTCGAGCTGGGCAGCCGGGGACACGCGAACCTGTCCACCACTCCGAGCGGCGAAGGCGGCGCGGAGACGTTCAGCGCGGCGGTCGCGGCCGCGGTCAAGCAGTTCGGCCTCAGTGAAATCGAGGCCATGGAGCAGGTAGCAAACGAGCGGCCCGAGCTTTACGAAGCGCACCGCCAGGCTAGCTACAGCGGAAAGGCTTAAGTCCAGTGGCAAGAATTACCCCGATCCTTCAGCTCCCCATGTTGGCCGCCGGCGACCTCTCCACGAAGCAACACCTCTTCGTGAAAGTCAGCGCGTCCGACACCGTAGACGTTTGCAGCGGCGCCACTGATCAGGTGTTGGGCGTCCTGCAGAACAAGCCCGCCGCGGCCGGCGAGGCCGCTTCCGTGCTGGTTCAGGGCGTGGCCAAGGTGATCGCCTCGGCCGCCATCAACGCCGGGGCCCTGGTCGGCACCACCAACGCCGGGAAAGCGGTCACGAAGGCCGCTGACGCGGACAAGATCGCCGGCATTGCCCTTACGACCGTCAGCAATGACGGAGAGCTGGTTGAAATCCTGCTGACGCCGGGGGCGCAGCGCGCGTCCTAACGGACCCTTCACAGTAACGGCGTGGGCGTTGGGGTCGGGGGTTCTCCCTCGGCCCTAACTGTTTTCTGCCGGGAGCAAACCCATGAAAGAGACGATTACCGTCCCCCGCGAGCAGGCTGCGACCGTCGAGCAGTTGTTCGCGCTCCTGCGGTCCGGCAAGCTCGCCCAGTCGCCGCAGAACCTCTCCCACACCTCCCGCAAGGTCCAGGTGTACGGGATGCACGAGATCCGAAAGCGCTTCGCCAAGCGGCAAGGCATGGGCTTTGGCCAGCCCGACCTTTCCGACGTGCACACCAACGTGCCGATGACCAACATCAGCATCGCCTACCGGAACCCGATGTATATCGGGCGCCTGGCGGTGCCCACGGTGCCGGTGGTGAAGGAGTCGGACAACTACTACATCTTCGACCGGGGCTCCTGGCTGCGGGACGAAGCGAAGGTGACTGGCCCGGGTGACCGGTCTCCGCGCGGGGGCTACACGATCTCGGACGACAACTACTCCGTGAAGGAGCGGTCGTTCGAAATGCCGGTGCCGGACCGCATCCGGAACAACTCCGATTCCGTGCTGGGGCCGGACCGCAACGCGATCAACATGGCGTCGGACAAGATCGAGTTGGCCTATGAGAAGAGCGCCAAATCGCTCCTCTTCACCGGCGCCAACTGGGGCACGGCAACCACGCTCGTGGGCCCGGACCAATGGAGCGATCCCGACTCCACTCCGATCATGGACGCATCCACCGCGCGGCAGGCTGTGCTTCTGGGCTGCGGCTTCCCGGCCAACACCTGCGTGATGGGCTACGCGGTTTACGAAACCCTCGCGCTCCATGGCGACCTGCTGAACCGGATCAAGTACACCGGCACCAGTGAGCGGCCGTCCATGGTTACCCCGATGATGATCGCTGCCCTGTTCGAGGTCGATAACCTCCTCATCGGCAAGGGGATCGAGAACACCGGCGTGGAAGGCGGCACGGACGCTTTCTCCCACATCTGGGGCGACAAGGTCTGGTTTGGCCATGTGGCCAGCGCGCCCGCCCTGGAGACCCCCAGCGCGGCCTACGTCTTCAGCACCGGCCGCAGCACGGACATGTATCGGGAGCCGCAGTCCCGCAGCGACATCCACCGGTGCTTCGAGGCCTGGGACGCCAAGAAGACCGCCGCGGGCGCGGGCTTCCTCTACGAAGACGTCCTCGCCTAATCCCTGCCCTGACCTGGCCGGCCTGGAGACGGGCCGGCCGGAGATCCATCCCGTGAAGCTACATCTACTCAAGTCCGTGAAGTATCGCCGCGAGCATTACTCGCCCGGCCAGGTGCTGGAGATCACCGACCCGGAGATCGCACAGCGCCTGCTCGACACCGGCGCGGCCTGCAAGCCGGGCGACGTGCCGAAGCCAGGCGCCGCCGGGACTGGTGCCGACACCAGCGCCCTGGAGAAGCGGCTTAAGGACACCCGCGCCGAGTTGAAGGAAGCCCAGAAGAAGGCGTCCGACCTCGAAACCGTCAACGAAGCGCTCCGCGCCGAACTGGCGAAGCTGCAGGCAGCTGCGGAGAAGGGAGCGTCCGATGCGCAGTAACTTCCGCCCCCTCGCCCTGATCGGTGCGTTCGCCGCGCTCCTCTGCGCGGGCGCGCTCTCGGCTGGTCCGGAGCGGATCACCTACGGCACGGCCCTCTTCGGCACTGCGCGGGCGACCACCCTCCAGGCCGGAGTTTCCGGCACCGCGGGTAATCTCTACGTTTACCCGGCCACCGCGAGCAAGGGCAAGTTGAGCCTCGCGGCGGCGGCCAGTGCGGGTGATACCACAACCACGCTCACCAACGCGAGCATGGCGGCCGCGCGGACGTTCACCATTCCCGACCCCGGAGCGTCCGCGAAGTTCGACCTTTCCGCCGTGGAGGTGGAGAGCGCGAACGGCGCGATCGGCATCAAGCAGGGTCTAGCCGCCCTCACGAAAGCGGGGGTGGCGGCGATGACGCTGGCAGCGCCCACGGCCGGCACGGATGATGGGAAGATCCTGCGCATCGTGGCGACCACCGCGAACGCTCACACCGTGACCCAGACCACTCCGGGGCTCAACAACCTCGGCACTTCCGGGGATGTGGCCACGTTCGGGGGCGCGGTCGGGGACAGCTTGACCCTCGTCGCCTACAACGGCATCTGGTACATCCTGGGAAAAACTAACGTCAGCGTCGCTTAACCGGGAGCTCCTCCGATGGCCAGCTACGAACGTCCGGATCAGGACGAAATCCAATCCACGACGGGTATCAACCTCGCCGCATTGGGTCTTGCTCCGGATGAGATGAACAGCCTCATCTCCGAACTCACCACCAAAGCGGAGGCCGAGGTGGCGCAGATCGTGGGTGAGGCCCGGTTCGACAGCGCCAGCCTGACCGACCGCCAGGCGGCAAGCCTGGCGGAAGCCGTGTGCAACGGTGTGGGCTGGCGGTTTCTCCGTAGCCCGCAGGTGCGGAAGGCCACGGGCACCCACCAACCGCTCCTGGTCGAGTCCAGCCGGGCGATTGGGGACGTGATCGAGGAATGCCAGATCGCGACCCGCAACCTCTCCCGCCTGGTGGCGGCGGGCGGCGGCACGGAGAACCCACAGGTGCTCTCGGGCGGCTGCGTGAGCGCCACGGTGGACCGCTGCCCCGTCTTCCATCGCTCCGGCGATCAGTGGTAAGCCGATGCGCGCCCGGATTAGCTCCAACGCCAGCGCTATCTTGAAGCGGATGAACGCGCGGAGGGATGCCGTAGCCGGAGAGCTTTCCCATGCGGCCGTGCGCATCAAGCTCGTCGTGCTCGGAGAAGATCGCAAAATCATCTCCGAGCAGATCTACTCGGTGCCGATCCCTACGGTTACGCGGCGGAGCGAAAAGCGGAGTGAGCACCGCGCCTTCTCCCTCGAAAGCCGTCGCGAAGTGGGGCACACCTTCGAGACGCGGCGGAAACCGAAGAAGGAGAAGCTCTGGAAGCGCACGGGGCAGCTTCTGGCGCGCGAAGGTGGCCGGACGGAAGGCTCGAACGTGGTCTTCTTCAATCCAATGTTGTACTCCGCGGCACGCTACGTGCTGGGAACCGCCGAGGGGCGCGAGATCCGCAGCCCGGGCGTGAAGAGTGTCCAGTGGCAGCAAGAGGCGCTGCGGCGGATGCGACAGTTCATCCTCGAAGAGCGCCGCCGGGCACTCTTACGAGCTTTCACCGGCGGCGCCAGATAGCCGCCACTGCAGAGGGGGAGAGTATGCGCAAGACAGGTTATGACGGGGTCGCGACCATTGGCGGGTCTGCCTTCATTCTGACGGAGTGGGAGTATCTCCCCAAGGCCACCATCGTGGAAGTGCCGGGTGCCGGGGACACGGGCACCGCCCGGTCCAAGATCCGGGAAGACTGGGAGGCCAACATCCGCGGCGTGATGGATGATGGCACCTTTACGGACTTCACGGACGCGATTGGGGATGACGTGGCGCTCGTGCTGAAATCCGACTCGGCCGTGACACCCGACATCAGCATCTCCAAGACCGGCATCCTCGCCGAGGCGCCAATCACGGTCCCTATTGATCGGGGGATCGAGATCCGCGCCAAGGTAGTGTGCAGCAGTGGCAGCGACTCGGCGTCCATCAGCTAAGCCATGAGCACTTCCAAAGGTAAACCGACGCCCGCCGAGCTCCTGGCGAAAGCGCAGGAGCTCGCGCAGTACGGCTTTCACCGGCCTACCGGCCCACTTACCCAACTCAAGGGCAAGAGTGGGCCGGCGGTGCCGGACGGGGTCTTTGATCCCAGCGACCTCCTGTCCCTCCCCGCTCGCTCGCAGCCGTACTCCATGCCAAACGGCAAGGTGGTCTGGGTGCATCCGGTATCGCCGGAAGAGGCTATCTGGCTCAATGTCCAGGCGCTCAAGGAAGTCCGGGGAATGAACCTCACGGACCCGCAGGAAGCGGCACTGCAGTCCCGGTTGCGCGCCCAGTCTTACCAGGCGGTGTGTGCCTGCCGGGTGGGCCCGGAGTCTACCGCGCGCGCGGTGTTCCACCCCGACCACGCGGAGGCGCTGCGGCGCAACCTGCCCAGCGAAACGCTGCAGCAGCTCTGCGCGCTCTCGGATCGGCTGGGTGCCTCTTCAGACGCCGAATACCAGCAGGTATTGGATTTTTTCGGGAACGCCCAGACCTGGCTCACGACCTGGCTTTCGCAGTGGACCACGGACTTACCGGAGCGTGGGCGCAGCTCCCTGGAGGCCTTCGCTGCCTGCGTTGGGCGTATCGTGCAGCGCAGGACCTGGGATGAGCAGGACGTTGCCGCAATGCAAGGTTTATTGACGGACCTGACGGCAGCGCCTTCCAGCACTGAAACCGAGTAACCCATCATGTCAGCCGTAGTCGATGATGTCCTCCAAACCAGGCTCGATCTGGTGGGCCTGGGAGAATGGACCTCCGGCTACGGCCAGGCCATCGCCGCCGTAGGCTTGCTGGACAATAAGCTGGGAGAAGTGGAGCGCCGCCGGATCTCCTTCGGAGTGGCCGGCCTCGCCGTCGCAACCAGCATCGTGGTTGGGTTGGGCAAGGCTACGCTCGCCGCAGCGGATGAGCAGAGCATCTACAACCGGGCCGCCGCCAACTTCAAAGGGGCGTTCCCGGCAGATGAGGTGGCGAGCCTGGCGGCCCAGATGCAGTCCCTAACGGGAGTGGCTGACGATCAGATCGGCTCGTTCATTGGGCTTCTGGGCACCTTCAACCTGAGTAAGCGCGCGGCTAGCGAACTGGCGCTGCCCATTCTGAATGCCGCCGAAGCTCTCAAAGCACAGGGAGTCTCGACCGAAGGCCTGGCGGTGCAGATTGGCAAGGCCGCGCAAACCGGCGATGCGTCGCCTCTCCGGCGGGTCGGGATAATCATCGACGATGTAGGCTTCAAGTCCCTAACCGCCGAGCAGCGGGTCGCCGCACTGGCGAAAGCCCTCAATAACCAGGGCGGCGCAGACGCGGCGGAGCGCTTTAAGAAGACCCTGCCCGGCGCGATCCAGGCCGCCACAAATGCAGTTGGAGATATCGGGGAAGGGATCGGCAACGCCTTTACAGAGCCTGCTACCCAGGGTGCCGAGAGTGTAGAGAAGTGGGCTCGGGGAATCGCCAACCTTCCCGAAGGCACCCTCCGCGCCTTCGGCTACACCGCGCTATTCACCGCCGCCGCTCTCACGGTCCTGTCCGGCAAGGCCGTGCTGAGCTTGATTGATCTCGGCAAGCTAGCGACCGAGAATGCCAAGCTCACCAATGAGAACCTGAAAGCGGGGAACGCGGCGAAATCGCAGGCCGGCAGCGAGGCGGACGCTGGTCGGGCGATGAAGGGCGCGGCCGCAGATGCCACACTCCTGGCGGCAGAGTTGAACAATGTTGCCGCAGCTCATAACCGAGCCGGTGCGGCCGCTCAAGTTCCAGGGTCTTCGCTCCCCGAAGCCGTCGCCGGAACCGTCGCCGGGGCGGCAGGGACTGCCGTGGCGAAGACAAACGGCGGTTCGAAATCAGGTGGTTCTCGCAAGCGCGGTCGCGTAACGGATGTGGCGGCCGAGATCGCGGCGGAGCTGGCGGCCGATGATGCTAAGACTGGCTCGGTCGATGATGCGATCACCGCTATTCGTAACTCCGCGTCGAGCACCCGCCAGGTCGCGAAGAACGCCGTGGCAGCCGAGATCTCGGCAGAGATTGCCCGTGATGCCGTTTCGGTGCGGGAACAGTTGGTCGAAGAGGCGGTGGACGCCGTCCGGAACGGCCCCGCGCCTGCCACTACGGTGGGTGTGCGTGAGTTGCGCCAGAGCATGGCCTCTCCGGCCAAGCGCGGGTTGTGGGAGCGCTTGCGCCGGCCGCGGCTGGAGGAAGCCGTAACCTACAGCGCCGCGAATGCGCTGGCGCCTGGCGCCGCAGTGGAGGGAGCGGCCGCGGCCGGAATGGGGTCACGGATTGGTAGCTTCATGGGTAGCCCGGCAGGCATCTTGACCGCCATGGCGGCGGAGATTGCTTTGAGCCAATTACCCGACGAGGGGCCGGCGGGCCTCTTCAAGGGAGCTGCGTCAGGTGCAATTGCGGGGGCGAGCACGGGGGCGCTGCTGGGCAGCGTAGTGCCTGGTCTCGGGAATGCCGCCGGGGCCGCGATAGGCGGGGTCGTCGGCGGCACCGCAGGCTACTTCAACGCCGAGCACCAGCAGCATACGTCGGCCGCGAACACTCAGAGCGGCAAGGGCGCTGATCCGGTAGTCGAGAAGCTTCAGAAGATCATCGACCAGCAGCAGCAACAGATCGATGAACTGCGCGGCATCCGGACGGGCGCACTCGTCTCCGGAAAGGACGTGCCCGGAGCCCAGCAGAGGGCACTAGCAAGCATGGGGCAGCTGATCGCGTAATTCACTCGGTTTACACCCTAGTATACGTTTACTGCATCCACCTGATAGCGCTCCCCTTGCTGGTGGGTAAGCTCGCAGACGTAGCTAGAGCGAACGGTGGCGCCGAAAGCGTTTTGCGAATCGACTGTACCTGCAACCACCCACTTACCTGCACCGGGGCTCTCAGCGGTGGGTCGCTGGAACCGTGCGGTGGAAGGCGCGCGCAGGCGCTGCCGCACCTCGAATTGGGCAGTGAAGATCGCGCTTGGGCGGTCCCCCTCGGGAGGGATCGTGCGCGGTCTTCCTCCCAGGAAGTTAACCGCAAGCACAAGGATCGCCCCGATCACCATACTGCTTGCAATTGGATGTGCCTTTTGGAAGTCATTGAATGACTGCATCGCGGGTGCCTCCCATACCTGTAACGGGTGAGTGGGCATTTCAGATCCGCAAGCTTTACTTCCTACCTATGAGCACTGCCGTACCCAGCTGAACGCACGGACAGGCGCTTGCCTTTGCGAGGAGAGTCGACAGTGGATCGCCTGTACTTGAAGCTCGATCCCGGCGGCTATACGCGCCTCTCCGAGCCCGGCTGGGATCACACCTACAATGCCGACGCGCTGGCCACGTATTTCCACCGGGACCAGGTCGGGCCGGGCTATGTGCCCTCGAAGTTCTACAGCCCGCCCGGCTCCGAGTGGATCATGCCCATTCCCCGGCAGTGGCACCCCGACTGGTATAAGGACCCGCGGCTGGGTCAGCACGTGATCCGCCAGGCCGATTGGACCTTCGCCGCCGGGGTCCGTCCGTCCGAATGGGAACCCACCCGCCAGCCCAATGACACCACTCCCCCGGAAGACCGGCATAACTGGTGGCTATCCGTCTACACCGGCGAGTTCAGTCCCCTCACGAGTACGAACTTCGTGGAGCTGGGGCTGCAGATGGGCTTCGACCTGTCCGAGGTGAACGTCTTCGCCATGACCAACAAGACGCCTTATGGCGGTCGGTTGGACGAAGCGGACCACTGCCCTTACTTGAAGATCCTCCAGTATCCCTCGCCCAATGACCGGCTCGTGTTCGGCTGGAGTAACCTGGCCGTCCTGTTCGAGCGTGATGCCGTGGTCGTAGCGCGCAGCCCCGAAAACGACGGCACCAATTGGGAAGTGCTCGCCTGGGTCAATCTCCAATCGACCGGCCCACTCCGCGGCGCCGAGAAGAGCCGGGTGCCGCAGATCCCACAGGAAGCGCCGAGCCTGGGGGACCGGTTCAACGCCGGCGTGCGGGTGGCCGGCTTCTTGCCGGTGGGCTACGACACGCTCTACATTCACTTGTCCGACGGCGCCGTTCATCCGGTGCGTTTGCGCGACGCGTTCTCCCAGGATGTGTTGAGCGGACACATGGAGAACCCGACGCCGCGCCTGTTCCCACCGGGGCCGTGGTGGTTGGCGGCGGCTCCGAACCAGCGGCACGCCCTGCAGGTGCAGGTAATGGGCTACGAGATCGCGAGCACGGCGGACGTCGCCGGCTCCATCTTCGCACAGCCGGGGCAGGAGCTCACCATGTTCGATCTCGGCGGCACTTACAAGCCGACCGAGCAGCCCGTGGTCGCCGTGTTCGGCAAGTTGGACATGCGGGATGCGGACGACATCACGGAGTCGATCTCCGGCGGCGGGTCCGGACTGCTGCAGCTCGAGACCACCACGACAAACGAGGTGCTCTCCTACGCGGTGCGCGACGAAGCGAATAACGTCTGGGACTCGGACGGTAACCACTCCCGCGGCCACGTGTATCTCTACCTGCAGCCCGGCCACACCGGGGACCCGGCGGACATCCCGGACGAAAGCCCGGGCTATCTGGCGCCGCAAGTGCGCAAGGTACAGCTCCGCTTCCCGGAGAAGCGCTCGGAGCGACCCCACGCGACGCTACTCCTCAACGACACCCAGTTCGCTGGCGTGCGGGTGGAGGCGGCCCTCTACGAGCCGAATGGCAAGCGCTTCTCGGCCGTCCTGTTCGACGTTGGCGCCGGGCTGCTGGAAGGAGCCGGGCTGCATGAGCGCAACGGCTACCCGGTTCACCTCATGTCCGATACGAACGGGGACGGCATCCCGGTCACGATCCTGGCGAAAGGCTGGATTGGCGACCCGGATACGGACGAGCTCTTCACCGGAGAGGACGTCGCCGCCTCGCTGAATGTCTACCAACTGCGCGGTAAGGGGCTACTGTGTCGGGCCGACGAACGCTGGACGTATATTCCGGAGCTGATTGACCCGGACGGCAAGGGCTATGTCGAACATCACGTGGCCGTGCGGGAAGCCCTCGCGAAGAGCAAGTTCGATGTGACCGATGCGGCCGCGGTCTACCTGCAGACGGACCCGCACGCCGGCACGGATATCGCCAAGTTGCCGGGCACCGCCGACCAGATTGCCAGCTCGCCCGGCCAGGACGTGACTGACCCGTGGGCGCCGGATTGGGACGAGACCCGCCTGGGCTACTGCGAGCGAGTTGCCACCGAGTGGCGAGGGTGGCGGCTCTTCGAAGAGCTGGCCGGCCGAGTGGTCTACTGCATGGACCTGATGATCGCCACGCGCACCGGGCTGCCCTACTACGTGAGCGCCACGATCTACCGCACCTCCGGCAATGCCGAGCTGGCCGGCTACCCCGGGCAATACTACCTGGCGCCGCAGCGGCTGGTGATCGAGCCGGAAGGGAACGTCGTGCGGGTCACGGGCACTGATCCCAAACAGCGGCAGACTCCGCAGGTGATCGACAAGGACCGTCCGAGCATCGACGACATCCACGACGAGAACTTCATCGGGGATGAGAAGTCAATCTCCCTGGTCCCAAAGCTCGCGGTGGGAAGCAGTGCGGCCAGCCAGATCGCGCGGGTGCGGCGGCTCCGCGCGGCTCGCCGTCGCCGGATCTGGAAGGTGACGATCCCCCTGGCGCCCTGGCAAGTGGAGCCTAACCCTCTGGACGTGGGGCGGGTGCTGACCCTGGAAGGCAAGGGCGACTTCCTCATCATTCATCTGGAGCTCGGCTACCGCACTGATGACAGCACGACAATCTTTTGGACCCGCCTCGCGTGCGAAAAGCTGAACGGCAGCGCAGTGGCCAGCAGTATTCCCGGAGACTATCCCGGCGGCGGGGAACCGGAAGAAGACGAGGAGTAAAGATGGCTTACGAAGGCTCGGATTATCGCGACAAGCTCAAGCAGCGGACGCGCGGGGCGCGAGAATTTGGACAGTCGCTGGACGTGCAACACCCCGTACAGGCGGGCGCAGCCATCCGCACGAACCCGCTCTTTCACGATCAGAGTGACGAGAGCATCATTGGCTTCACGACCCTCGCGACGATGACGACCTGAAATGATCCGCTTCACCAACTACGGCGGCGCCACGGTCGCCGTGGGAGCCTCGCCCTGGCTCACGCAAGTGCCGCAGCCGGAGGCGAAAGCCTACGTAACGGAGCGGATTGAGAAGGGCACGGTCCTGTTCGCCATCTTTGGCGCCGGCCGGCTGCCGGACCATCGCGACCCCGCCACATGGACGCCGTCTCGCAACTGGTTCTACCCGGACACGCCGGACCGCTTGCCAGTGTATGACAGCCAGGGCAACGCCTGGCAGAGGGACTTCCCTACCTCGCCCTACGGCTCCATGGCCCGGAAGATTTGGCGCTGCATCGTCACGACGCCGCTCGACCCGGCAAACGAGGATTGGGTGGCGGCGTCGTTCATTGGCTTCCAGAACGGCCCGACGCGGGATACGCCGGGCTGGGAGTATGGGCACTACGACCTGCCGCTCCGGCCGATCAATTACACGGCCTCGGCCGGCTTCACGCTCATTGGCTTCTCATGCCTCGGCCCCTTCGTCCTGGCCGATCTCGCTCTGAGCGGACACGGCGCGGACGGGGCCAACTATCGCTATCCCGGAGAGGTGATCGACACGACGCCGCTTGGCGGGCCGCCCTACGCTCCGCGTCTGCAGCTCGCGATCTATGGCGTTGGCCGGTGCACCTGGTCGGCCCCAAGCCTGTATCCCGCCCTCGCCGACGCTAATACCGGGTCCGCGCCAGCTTCGCCAGGCTACACGATCCCGGACGGCTGGACCTCGGCGGGGAGCATCAGCAGCAACCTTTCCGAGCACCACGTCTACGACCCGGGCCTGCTCGATACCCCGGAGCTGATCGCGTACTACCTGGCCACCATCGCCGGCACCATTTCGTTCGGTTGGAATTACCAGGTCTATTACCGCGTGGTGCCGCCCGGCACCGTGGAGGACACGATCACGCTGGGAGCGGCGACCTGGGCCGGCGACCACGACGCCTACGCGTTTGTGACCCTGGCGGTCTACCAGGTGCGTGAGATCCCCTGCCCCGCCGCGGGAGTCGACCTGCTGCAGACGCAGACGCTGCACCTCTTCCGCTCCGGAGCGAGCGACGCGGACGTGCAGGTGGAGCGCTCCGGCACGGCGGGCGCCACGTGGGACGCGCCGGTGACGGTGGCCAGCGATGCCGGACCGAGCACCACGCCAACCCTCACGCGCAACAGCCTCGACCAGGTGTGGTGCTGGTACCACAACGCCAGCGGCAACGCCCAGGCCTACCTCTCGAAGGACCTCGGCGCGACCTGGGCTCACTACGCGAGCCACGCGGGCAAACACTTCCCGCGCGCCTGCCGCCAGTTCCACCGGACACTCCTCTGCGCGCACGACGGGACCACGCTGCGGGTCTACCAGTCGGACGATGACGGCCTGACGCTGGAGGAGCTCCCCGGGCTCGCCCTGGAGTGTCCGGAGCAGCTCGCCGCGTTTGCCGTCGATCGACACGACACGCCGCACCTGGTGCTCACCACGGCGGGCGGCGCGATCGTGCACCGCTACCTGGGCGGTGATGACACGTGGAGTTCTCCGGCCACCCTCGCGGCGAGCGGCTCACATCCGGCACTCGCGCTGGGACTGCGGCGCGGGCTCCTACTCTACTGGGATGGGGGCACGCTGCACGCGCTCCATACCGACGAGACGTTCGGAGCGGTGGGAGACGCGGCGAGCGCGCCCACCGGTTTCACTCCGGGCTACCTGGGGGCGCTCGTGGATCACCAGGAGCTGCACCACTACGTAGCCGGCCTGGACGAAAGCGGGCGCGTCATCCGCTATTCCGGAGACGATGCCGCCACGTGGCATACGCCGGCGTAATCTTGCTTTCTCATTAGATCAGTATTTCGGTTTACGGCCTGCCCTCCCCGGGGCGGGCCGTGCGCGTTTCTGGAGTGATCCCGCATGCTTCCCCTGCAGGGCACGAGCTATCAAAAGGCGTACTCTCTCGACCGCGACACCCAGCTGCGCACGGTGCTGGAGGCGGCCTTCGAGGGCGCGATTGGGTCCGGGATCATGGCCGGCGGGGTGGTTACGCCGACCGCGGGGTTCGGGGCCGAAGTGGCTGCCGGCACGACCTTCTTCACCAAGGGCGTGGCGTATACGATCTCGGTGGCCCGGGCGCTCACAGCGCCGACCCCGAGCGCTACGAACTACGCCTGGTGGAAGCTGACGCGGACCGCCGCGAGCCAGGCGGCGGTCACCAACCTGGACACCTGGGCGCTCTCCGTCGATTACACGACCATCAACACGCCGCCGAGCGCCGACCATCATCCGCTCACGAACCTGGTCTGCGACGGCAGCGGGGTCACCTCCGTGGTGGACCCGGCCGGGAAGTACGTCGGAGTGCTGCGGGTCGACGAGGCGATCCTGCGGGACGGCAGCCGGGATTTCACGGGCCCGCAGTCGATGGCCGGGTTTGCGCTCACCGATCTCCCGGACCCCGTAGACGACGGTGACGCGGCTCCGGCCGGCTGGGTGACCGACTCCATTACGGCCGCCATCGCCGCCCTCAGTATCCCGAGCCTCACCGGCGTCATTCGCTCGAACGGATCAATCGATTTCGCCGCCGATCAGTCTATGGGTGGGTTCCACCTGACGGATGTGCCGGACCCCACCGCGGACGACCACGCCGTGAACAAGCAGTGGGTCGTCGCGCTCGTGGGCGGCGGCGGCACCCTCTCGTTCCTGAAGATCGACGGGACCTCGGTAATGGGCGGGAACCTCGATGCCGGCGGGCATCAGGTAGTCAATGCGGCCGATCCGACTACCGATCAGGCGCTCGTCACCCGCAGCTATCTGCTGACGGCGCTGGGCAGCTATGTTGTCACGGGGTTCCTGCCGCTCTCGGGATCGGAAGCGATGACCGGCCCCCTCGACGCGGGGACCCACCAGATCATCCACGTCTCCGACCCCTCCGCCGATCACCACGCCGCAAACCAGGGTTGGACCAATACGCGCGTCGGCACCCGGCTCCCGCTCTCGGGAGGGACGATGACAGGCGACATCGACCTGGATGGAAATACACTCACGGGCTTGCCCGACCCCGTAGCCGACACGGATGGAGTACCCCTCGCATGGTTCACGGATCGGATCGCAGCAGGGACGGGGCAGCCGATCTTCTTCGGCATCGACGGCCGGCCGGCAGACGTGGCATTCACCTCTGGGGAACTGCTGGGCTGCTTGTCTATGCCGCAGGATGTTGTCTGGGGTGGAAGCATGACCAGCGCGAAGTCGAGCGCCAGGTCGAAAACCCAGGCTACCGCTACCGCGGTATGCAAAATCTACAAGAACATCCTGGGTACGGGCCGGACCGAGATCGGGACGATTACCTTCTCCTCCGGGAGCTACGCGGGGGTGATCAACTTCCCGGACCCGGTGACTTTAACCCAGCACCAGTTGATCGAAGTGGACGCCCCGGCCACCCCGGACGACACCCTAGCCTTCCTGGCCATCACCCTAGCCGGAGAACTGGCATGAGTTCTGTAGTCCCTTCTTACCGTAGACGCGCTTCCGAGTCGTTTCCGACGCAACCTAACGCGCCGTCTGGCCTTACTGCGGAAACGATCAGCACGCCCGCTATCGCTCTTAACTGGACCGATAACAGCACCGACGAAACCGGGTTCGAAATTCAGCGATCTCCAGATGGGTCTACGTGGGCCACCATCGCCACCGTGGCGGTGGACGCCACCCATTACGAAGACGAGTCCGGCCCTGGCACTTATTACTACCGGGTACGGGCCACCGCTTTGCTACCCTCGGTATGGTCCGACATCGCCGGCCCGGTCTCGTGGTCGTAGCCCCGCTTGATTTTTCCGCACTCATTCCGGGCCGGTTTGTCTGCCATGGCAGACACCGGCCCTTCCTCATGGAGATCCTGACCAATGGCTAGCAAAGGCGACCGCGGCGAGACCTTGAGCCTGCAATGGCTCCTGAACGCGGGAGGCGTAGCCCCCACCCGGCCTACGGCCCGCAACGTGAAGCTGTATACGGTGATGCCGAACGAGGCGAACTCCGGCGGCACCGAGGTGGACACCGGAGTATGGAGCAACTACGCGCCTGCGGCCGCGTCGTTTGGCGCCGTATCCGGCGCCAGCCCGACCCAGGCGGCGAATGACGTGGCGGTGGACTTCGGAACGGCGGCGTGTTCCGCCAACGTGACAGTGCTCGGTTTCGCCATCGTGGACCAGACGGGGGACGTGCTGTATGGTCCCTACACCTTCGCGGTACCACAGATCGTACAGAACGGGAACCCGGTAAGCTTCCCGATCGGCAGTCTCGTCTGCACGGAGGACTAGGCCATGCCCCTGAACGTCGAACAAGCCGCCGCCCTGGTGGCCGAGCTGCAAGAGGACGCGTACGACGGCCTTACGCGCGAGCAGGCCTTCACGCTCCTCCATGAGCCACGGAACGTGACTACGGGGCGCGCCGCGCACTTCCTGGACGCCCGGGGCCTCTACTCGGTATTTGGGCCAGAGGCCGGGGAAACGATGATGCTCACCATGAGCGCCATCACCGGCAGCGATAGCCCCTTCGCGCCGATCCTGACGCGGGCCATTGGCTGGCTCAATGACCCGGCTACGGGCGGCGTAGACCTGGGAGACTCTGCCACGCGCGCGATGATCCAGTCCCTCACCGGGACCGTCTTCAGCACCGAGCAATCCGCGGCGCTCCTCGCCCTGGCGCCGGAGATCACCGTCTGGACGCCGGCCCGCATCGCTTCCGCGTTCGTGGGCGTAGTGGGGATGCCGAACGCCATCGAGGCGGCGGATTTCAACGCCGCATGGGAGGTGGCCCGTGGCTAATGCAGTCGCGCGTAAGATCGACGCAACCGCCGCGTTCACAATCACGCTGGCCTCCCTCGCGGCAGCGGCAGCCCGGCAGTCTACGCTGCTCACCAACAGCAACAATCGGCCGGGGGCGCTGGTGTTCGTGAGCCTGATGAGCAACGGCAGCGCGCCGACTGCCAACAAGGTTTACGAGGTCTATCTCATCCGCGGCGACGGCACGACGCGGGATGACAACGCCGGCAGCTCTGACGCGGCGATCACCATTGAGAACGCCGCTCTACTCGGTACGATCGTGGTCACCGCGAGCACTAACAAAGCGTTCTATGGCGTGTTCGACACGGGAGTGTTGGGACCGCTCGGGAGCGAGTGGGGCATTGCCATCAAGAACGCGACAGATCAAGCGCTGAACGCCACCGGCGGCAACCATCGCGCGGCGTATGAGTACTACTACGACGAGATCCAATGAGCCGCCTAGCCGTCAAGCCGCGCCGACCCGTCATCCAGGCCCGGCACCCGTTGGCGCGCAAGCTGGTGTTCGACCTCCCCTTCTGGGAGCGGGGTGGCAATCCGCGGGACCTGGTGGGCCGCTATCCCGGCACGAATACCTCCGGCGTCTCCTGGACGAGCGGGGCTGCTGGGCCGGAGCAGACCTACAACGGCACCAACGGAGTAACGACGTTTGGGGCTGTGCCCGCCTCGCTGATGTCGTCGCGCTCCGAGTGGACGCTCATTCAGATCGCGAGTGCGACGTCCTACACCACGGATCACTGCTCTTTCGGTATTAACCAGGGCAACACCAGCACCAACCGGTTTTTCTTCGCCCCGTACGACAACGTGACCGGCAACGGTGTGCGCGTTTTTTACGGCACGAATATAATCGCGGCAGCAGGGCCATCCATTGCGGACGGAGCACCGCACGTCTTTGCGTTCGTAAGCCGCGGTCCCACCGCGCACGAGGTCTGGGTGGACGGCGTGCGGGTGGCGACAAGCAGCACGAGCAGGACGCTGGACGCGGGCCTCGACACGCTGAATATCGGTGCGCGAACCAGCATACAGCAACTCTTTGCGGGCGCGATCCAGCTCACCCGGCTCTATACCCGAGCGCTCTCACCGTGGGAGTTACGGGCCACCTACTCGGACCCGTGGGGGTTATACCGCGTCCGCACGGGGGGCGCCTATCGCTGGCCCGCAGTGCCCCTGTTCCTCGCTGCGACCATCAACGGGGTAGGCGGCGCGTCCGGAGCGCTGCAGGTCTCCCGGCTCCTCGCGGGCGCTCTGTCCGGGCAGGGCAGCGTCACAGGCGCGGCCGAGGTCCGGCGCTTATTGGCAGGCGCGGCGGCGGGAGTGGGTGCGGTCAATGGAGCGTTGGAGCTACGGCGGCTCCTCGCGGGAAATGTCTCCGGCCTCGGCGCGACGGAGGCGGCACTCCGAATTGAGCGGCTCCTCGCCGGCAGCGCGGATGGTGCAGGCGACGTGGCCGGCTCGCTGGAGATACGGCGACTGCTCACCGGCGCACTCGCGGGCGCCGGCAGCGCGGCGGGTGAGTTGGAGATCGCGCGGCGCCTGGCGGGGGCGGTGGCTGGGGTGGGCACGGCCGCGGCGGAGCTGCTCGTCTCGCGGCTCCTGGCCGGCGAGGTGTTCGGCACGGGCACGCTCTCCGGCGAGCTCCTCATCATCGCCGCGGTGGTGTGCTACGGCGGGTCGGTCGAGATCGCCGAGCTTTGGGGCGGCCTGGTGGCGGCGGCCGTGGCCTATGGTGGCGGCATCAGCCTGGCTGCGGCTTACGGCGGGAGTGTCGAGGTAGTGGTGCCGACCTACGGCGGGACGGTTACTCCGGCCGTGACCTACGGCGGAACAGTGGAGATCTGCGGTAATGAGTGAGACCGGACACGCGTTTAACGATTTCTCGCTGGTAATGACGCGCGGCGACGAACTGAAGCTCAACCTCGCGGTGAAGACCATCGTGGATGACACGGAGAGCGCCCAGGACATCAGCACCGGCGTGGTCCGGATCATCGGGAAGAAGTCCCTCTCCGATTCCGACGACGACGCGGTGTTCGATCTGGACAACGGGGACCTCGGCGGCATCGTGACCGTCTCCGCGCCGGATGGCACCGCGCAGGCGACCATCGCGCCGGATAAGACGGCAGGCCTGCCCTCGCAGACGGTCAACCTCTACGTCCGATGCCTCTGGACGACGGCGGCCGGGAAGCCCCACACATTCCGGACGGGGATGCTGGCGGTGCGGCCGGGGTAGCGCCGCTACGATCGACACGAGAAAGCCCCCGATCTGCGGCGCATTGGTGCAGACCGGGGGCGTTTTGCGCATTTCTGGCCCGGGATTATTCACCGCTCCATAGGCGGGTATCCTGAAGCTGCTCTCTCTTCACCTGGACAAACTCACGATGTCTGATCAGCCACCCCGCGAGCCGGCCGCGGCGGTTCCGCCGCGGATCACCGTGTGTTACGAGTGCGGGCGCCCCTTCTCGGTGCCACCGGATCAGCCCTTCCCGATCTACTTTCAGGGCCGTGAGGTCCGGGTGTTCTGCCCGGACTGCGTGCAAAAACTCGAGTCCCAGGGACGACTCAATGGTAGCTAGGAGGGCCTACTAGGTCTTCCGGTGCGATCACCTAACGGTATAACGCCTGGCGTTGTACGGCTTGCTTGCCCCCGGAGTCCGCGTTGGACTCCGGGGGCCTTGCTGCGTACGGCTTACCCTCGCAGGATCTCCCCCACCGCTTCCCCGGCTACCCAGGTAGTTCCTGCGGTCAGCGTGTCGTTTTACGAGCAATCGAACGGTATGCGCGGCAACGGGGAGGGCTCGCGGGTGGTCACTTGGATGCCTTTGCCAGGCGCGCGGCGTGCCGAAGCAGGCTCTCATCTAATGCCTGGCTGGCAGCCGTGCCGGGGGCGGGCATCTCGTCCACCGAGCCGTCCGCGTATCCCACGTAGCGGCGCCCTTCGATCTCTGCGCCCCAGACGGCATCGCCGTAAAGCGGGCCAGCCGGCAGGGGGCGGATGTCCGTCGGCAGCGGCAGCGTCCGCATCACCTCGTCGGGGTCCGCCGGCTGCTCCGGAACATGTTCAGGAATTACGCGCTCCATTTGGCTTCCTTTAGTTACTTTCGCGGGACCTCAAGGCAGATAGGTCCTGCGCGACCACGGAGTAAGATCAGGACCGACTAGCAGCCCGGATAAAGTCCAATTCCGGGCTGGTGCGGTGGAAGTTCTATTCGTCTCCCGCTTCCGCGGCGCGGCGCTCCCTGTCCAGCCGCATCAACGCCAATGCGGCGCGGACTACGGCGGCTCCGCTGGGCCGGTTGACGCTCTGAACCACGATCTCGGGAGCGCTCCGGCGCTTGCGCGGCAAAGGAGCCACAGGCGGCTCCGGAACCTGTTCTGGGATTGGGCGTTCCACTAGGTTTCCTCTTGCTTCTTCCGCGGGACCCCCAGGCAGACAGGCCCCGCATGACTACCATCATGCCCCGAGCCGTACTACTCAAGGCTTGCACACCTTACACGCCGCCTTACCGTCCTTCTCCGCCTTCTCGCGGGTCGTCTCGGGAGCCTGGGAGAATTAGGTCGGTTTAAGGGCGGATGAGCGAGGCCACGAGCCACGGAGAGAACTCCCGGACAGCACTGCCGGGCAGGATGAAGAGGAAGCATAGACTCCCGGGCGGCGGATTCATTCCAGCCCGTAGATTTAGAAAGAATATACCTGGCTCAAATGGCCCAGCCGAAGTCGCCCCAGCTAGGCGTAACCGTCAGGCTGACGCCGGGTGATGCCGGGCAGGCGTGAAGTCCGGATTCGAATCGAGAAACTCCGCAATCGTCTGCTCCCAGCGCTGGGAAAGCGCTTCGCTCCAGGGCTCCGTGAGCAGGCAGGCACGCTCCCAGCCTCGGCGCAATTCGAGGTATCCGAGCTCGACATGCCCCCGCTTGGCGTCAAAGTACGCTTGGTTTCGGATCAGCGCTAGTTGGTCGAGGTAGTGGGGCGGGATCATAGTTGCTCGAGTATTTTGTTGAACTTGTACGTGCTGGATTGGTGCGGGCTGGACGGGGATTTCGTGTACTTCTGGGTGCCACTCGTGCCAGTTTACGGATTCGTATTGCCTTTGAAGCCGTAGTTATCCGTGACGATTCGGAGCGATGGTAGCCGAGGACGTACTTACGGTCCTTCCTGGTGTGGGCACTGAAGTAATCAGCCCGAGCGGCGCAGGCGACCATGGCCAGCGCGGCGAGGGCAAGAAATCGTTTCATCTCGAAATCCCCTCGTTTCGCATCGGTTGCTCAGGTAGTTCGCAACCGGTTGCCAGGTTCCTGCATGCTTAGTACCACAGCCGACACTGGGCCGTCAAAGGCTCGCCGGGCTCCGTAATGTCACCCAGTTATGCTATGCGGTAAAAGTCGCACCCCGTGACGTTTCCTCCCCCTAAGTGCGCTCGATCTCCGCGGCTATCTCCCGGGCGACCGGAATCGCCCGACACTCCGGGACCAGCACGGCGCGCACGATCGCCCTCCGCTCCTCGCGAGTGACCACGCCATCGAGCATCGCGAGCCACCACTGCGCCATCCCGGTATAGAGCCCGACCAGGAGGCGCAGCAGGAGCAGGAGCATCACGACAGCGACCCGGCGGCGCGAGCCTGGGCGCACGCTGCGGAGAGCGCCTGGTGATCCGTCCAGGCGCTCCCTTCGAACTCTCGACCATCTGGCACCGTTAGCACGGCATTCCACAGGCCATAACCGGTGCCGGTCACCAGCACCGAGCACCCCGGCGGCGCCTGGTGGACGCTGGGCAGGCTTCCCAGTCGCGCCCGGCAGCGCCAGCACAGGCAGGCGTTCAGCGCGCGGACGGACAACCGGGCCTCGCTCTCCAGGAGCTGGTTGTTGCAGCAGTCGCAGGGCACGGAAGCAAGAAGAACAGCAGTGCGGCTCATGGGTTGATCTCCAGAAGAAGGAGCGGCCCGAGAACCGCGCCGCTGGTGTCGTGTCGATGGCGATCAGTCCCAGAGGGAGAGCAGCGCGGCACGCGCGGCAGCGGACAGGGTGCGGCGGTTGGACCGCTCCTCGTCCTGGAATCCCAGGCGCAGTTCCTCGTCCAGCGTGGGACGGCGGAACGGGTCGTCGTCGTCGCCTACCGGTTCAGGGGCAAACGGATCATCTGCCGGCGATAGTGGCAGGCATTCGTCAGGGAGCGCGGGAGCGTAGCCGCCTGCGCGATGCAGTTTCACGGCTTCCACGTGCTTGCAGTTGGTCTCGTTGCGTCGGTGGCGGCTGGCGAACGCAGGGCAGGTGCAGGTCTGGCGGTCGGCGTCCACCACATACTCAGCGCCCGTCTTGTTGATGACCGTCCAGTCGTTGCCGGTCAGGCTGCGGGGCGCAATGTGGTAATCGTGGAACTGCGCGCACGCCTTCACCAGCGGCGAGAGGTGGATAGGTCGGACTGCCTGTGCTACCATGAGCGTGATCTCCTTCGGGAGGTCGGGAAGGCTCGGCTCATCTTTCCAGGGAGGCGCCGGGCCTTCGTCTTGTCTATCCCTATTATCTAATACGTATTAGTAAATGTCAACGGGAAATATTTACACGTCAGAGAAATAGCGGTATCCTGTGGTTATGGATAACCCAATCGAAGAACTCACCATGCAGGAGGTCGCGGACTTGCTGGGGGTAACCCGTAGTCGGCTGAACCAGATGGTGAAGGCCGACGCAATCCCATCGCGACTGGAAATCACGCCAGAGGGGCGCACGCAACGCCTGATCAAGCGAGAGGTCGCGGACGCGCTGTTGATGCAGCGGCAACAGAGCGGCGAAGGGAAAGCGGGACGGGGGCGGCCGGTGAAGCTGCCGGGAAAGGCCGAGGCGACGACGTGACCAGCGACAACCAGCATTTCGAGCACATCATAGAAGAGTGGATCGGATCGCTCCCTGCGGATCGCAGTGAGTTGCAGTCGAAGGACGCCCTCTTGTCTCTTATCGAGCACGCCCACAACTACGGCGCGCGCAGGGGTCGGGTCTACGGGGCCCGGGTAGTAGGCAAATACTTTGCCCCATTCCTGACCGGCGTAACCGAGGAAGAAGGGCAACTCCACTTCGCCCGGTTGAAGGCTGTCATGGATGCGCTCGACAGCTCTGCGCCCCTGGATCTCGATGCCATAGAGCGCGAGTACCCTGTACCAGCGCGGAGAGAATCGAGATAGCCGGATGAATGCGTGACTCTAAATTACATCGTCAGCGCTTCTCCGTTTGTGTTGATCGAGGTGTTCCACGTGCCGAAGCAGAGCTTTGGCCTCTACTTCGCGCTGACGGCCGCATGCCTGATGGCCGGCGCCACCACGAACCGGGCGCTGCTGTCCCGCAGCACT